CCGAGCGCGTCGACGGCGCCCCGCCCTGCCGGTTCGGCCAGTGGGTCACGTGCTGGGAGGGCCTGCGCACGCGAGCGTGCCGCAAGATCAACGCCGGACCCTGCACCGCCGTGCGGCGGATCGAGATCGGCAAGGCCCCCCTCGCCCAGATCCGGATCGACGACAGGCCACTCGACGACGCCGAGGCCGAAGCCCTGTCCAGGGCCGACGGCTTCACCGGCCTCGAAACCGGCTTCGGCTTGCTCGCCTTCTTCGACGTCGAGCATGGCCTGCCGTTCAAGGGCTGGATCGTTGAATGGGCGCCGATGGGCAAGGATGCCCTGTCGCCAGGCTTCATTGGTCAACCCTCGGTGCCGTTGCTCGACGGCCCGTGGGTGCCTGCCACTGGCGTCGACGAAGAAGGCGTCCTGGTCGCGCCGGCCGCCGGTGGATCGCCGCCCA